TTGAACTTCCATAATTACATTATACAAATCGTTCATAGTTTCTTTATCTTTAAAGAAATAAACGAGTTGTTGTAGAAAATCAATAGTATCAATATTTCTATGATTGATAGTTAAAGTTCGTTTATTAGCTATTTCATCAATAACATTGTTTAGATATTCCTCAAGGCTAAAACAAGGGTCGCCAAGCAACTCAAAAGCATTATTATAACTATCCGCTATTTCCTGGCATTTTTGTTTTAATATATCTCTAAACCACTGCACCTTTTCTGCGAATTTATCATCAGTATCAGATTCTTCAGAACCTTTATCGTCCCTGTTTATGGGTAAACACGGCTGTGGAGTTTCACTTTCAGGAGTATCAGAACTTCTTGTTTTCCAACGTTCTTCTGCTGCTTTTTTACGAGCTATAGTAATTTCCTCCCTTTTCTTTATGTTCTTAAGGACACGTTCCGAATAGATTTTTCCTTTCTTATTAACAAATAGGTCATAGTTGTTAATAATTGCCTGACACATTTCAGGTTTTGCTTGTAAATCAAAAGCTATATTGTCTATATCGTTTTCTTTGATATATCCACCCTCTTCGTGCAATATCTCAACAATACACCAATAAACACCAACACCCTCTAACCCAAAGTCTTTTCGGACTCCTCTTAAACTCAACCTCGCACCGTAATCGTGTGGGAAATACTCATTTGACATTAGTTACCTCCTACAAATACTCTTCAAGAGTAATTTCTACTTTTGGTTCCATTGCATATTTCTTAACTATTGTTAGCTCAACTATTTGAGTATCATCTTTGTATGCAACGTCATTTAAAGCGTCGCAAATAATTTTTGCTATATTATCTACGTCAGGCTTTGTTACAGGGAATATTGTGCCCTGTAACGCCTGTTCGATTTTCTTTTTAGAGAAAGACTTTAATACCGCAAAGAAAGCAGTAATTTTCATTTTTATCGGTTTGTTAAATAAATCATAATCTACCGTTTTAGCCTGCTGAAAAGAAACTTTTACCAAATTTTCATATATAACATCTTCTTTGGCTTTAACAGCTTGTGCGTAGCCGTGAATTGTTGAAAATTTAGGTCTTTTTTTTCCAACAGGAGAACCTACAACCTCAAATTTCATTATTACTCCTTATTTTCGTCAGCAAAGAAATCAAATTCTTCACTTTCTTCAGGTGTAACGTTTGTAACTACAGGCTCTATAGTTTCGTTAGGAGAAACAGTATTATCTTCTTCAAACTCAACGTTGATTGCCTCTCCGTTTTCATTGATAACCGAATTATCCATTTCAAAAGCTTTTTGCATATCAATACTCATAACTCCCCATTGAGAGATTAAGTGTCTGATTAAAGTTTTAAAAGCCATTTCGTCAAAGTTTTTATACCAAAATGAGCTGTATTTATATAATTCTTTTTGCGGTATTTTACCATTGATATAATCGTCGTATTTTTCAGCACTAAAAGCTTGAGAATAGGTATCTGCGTGTTTTATCATTTTCGTTTTAGTCCAATACACAGTTTTCTTAAAGCCGTTAAGTAATTCAAAGTAAGCCATATATCCAATAGTAGGAAGATTCTCTCTTTGGTCGTCATCTTCAATAAACTCAAATAATTGTTTTCCTGTAGCTTTATCTCTGCCCTTATATTCGCCTTGTTTAATTTCAATAACGTCAATATCTGCATATTGTCCTGAACGCATAGCTAGCTGTTTATAACCTTTTGCACCTAAAATAAATTGAGCGTTGACTGCAATAATGTTTCCTTGTTTATCTTTCTTGTTAAAAGGTAGAAAATAATATTGACCTAATTGTGGGCTAGGACTTAATTTAAGAGCCTCGCCTTGTAATGCCGCAGACAAGATTGTTGTAGGGTTACATTCCTGAAGAGCAGGGTTGTTGCTTACTGCAGAAATTATAGCTGTTGTAAAACTTTGAGCGTTTTGACCTACAGCTTGTTGCACTAATTTTTTTATAGCCTCTTGGCTCATAAATGCTGAGAATTTAGGTTTCTCATTTGATAAACTTCTTTGATTTGTTGTTGCGATTGCATTTGCCATATCTACTTATCCTCCTTAATGGCTGTAAATTTTATTTTATTATCTCTTAAGAATTGTTGTAATAATTTTAATTGAGCAATACTTCCCTCAACCTGAAATTTGACAATTTTAACCTCTTCTTGTAGTGTTTCAGATATTTCCTTAGGTTTTACTTCTTCAGCCTCAGGAACGACTTGTTTTGCTGCGATTTCTGCTATTTTTTGTCTTTCTTGTTTTAATCTCTCGTTTTCCATAAGTGCCTCAGGGAGATTTAATGTTCTAAAATAGAAAGCTTTTAAGATTGATTCATCTTCTGACTTAAGTCCCTCTATTGCCACAATAGCAGTTCTTGCATTTGCGATAACGTTATCAATTTCGGTTTTAATTGATTTCATTGAAGTTGAAACATTTAACCACTTAGCCTGGTGTATTCTTTCATAAGGGATAAGTCCTGAGAACTCGCCCACAACTTCTTTATAATACTCAATAATACTGTTTTGTTTTTGTTCTTGCTTTCTTAATTCATAATCGTTTACCTGAATATTGATTCGGTCAGAAACTTCTTTAACTTTATGTATAACCTCATCAACCTCTGATTTGAATTTATCGTATGGAGAGTTGTAAATCTTTCCAATTCTAATACGCTCATCATTTAAAGCTTTACTAAAAGCGTTTAATTGAGCTCTATCTTTTTTAGCAAGGTCAATACTTTCATCATCATAAGTAACGCCCTCATATTGTTTAAGAGTTTCTTCGACTCTAGCAAGTAGCTCACTATTATTCCAAGCAAGCATTTTAGGGACAAGTTCCTCTACAGGTGTTTTCAAAATAAGTGTTAATTCATTTGACATAATTTTTTATCCTCCAAATTTAATTTTGTTAAAATGTGTTTCTTTCAAATTTTGGCAATATAAGAGGTGGTCTTTCTTTTCTTTCAACATATCCCCAAAATTCTTTTTCTTTCAAGTATAAGTATTTCAAGTCTTGTAACAGGTCTTTTCGGTAGAACGGATAGTGTCTTGTAATTATTTCTAGTTCTCCGTTAGAACCTTTAGTTTTAAGTTGTCCTTTACAATAAGCAAATTTTCTATCAGTTACGAGCATATAGTGTAGAATCTGAGCGTAATAGTAATCAGGTATTTGTTTATTCCACTTATCCATAAGTAGATGATTTTTAATTTCTGAGGTTTTTCCCTCATAAATTCCCTCTTCTCCTGTTTCTTTATTTTTTAACTCTCCGTCTAAAGACGCAAACATAAAACCTCTTCTATAAACAGTTGTTTTATCGGTCTTAACTTCAAATTGTGGATAATCTAAAGCAAACAGTTGAACAAGTAAGTCTTCAGATTCTTTTCCATATTTTACTTGCGGCTCCTCTGATATATCTTCAGGAATTTTCAAGCCGACTTTTTCTTCCCAAACTTCTACATTTGTTCTAAAAGGACTAATTCCTAGTATTGCAGCAGCGTCAGAACCACCAATTCCTGATTTTCTAAAAGCCAACCACTCAGGAGAATTGTGTTCTAGTTTAATTTTTTCAAGTGCCATAATCAAACCTCCCTTACTAAACTAAACTTGTAGTGATAGAGAGTCCAAATTTTACACAAAATACTTTCTCTCTGCTCTTCGCTTAGGTTATTAAGAAATGTTTTAGCCTCTTCTAGCGAATAATGTGTTAGTAAATCTTCTGCAATAATTTCTTGTGTTTGTTCAGTCATAAACTTCCTCCTTTTGTTTTTTTATTTAATCAAAAAGAACCCACCTAGATGACACAACGCTTAGTAAGTAAATTCTTGCTAAGTTCACATTTCTTTTTAGATGAGTTCTTTTTTAATTGATTATTCATATTTTTTCTCCTATTATCGCTTTTTGTTTTTTATTCTTCACTAAACCATTTATCCCAATCGCTAGCCGAGCAACCACCTGCAATAGACTCAAATAAGTCTTTAGCCAATGCAAGACGTTCTTCAACTTCGTTTTCGCTAAGTCCTTTTTCATCAACTGCAATAACTAAAATTTCAGTATCAAAATGGTCTATCGGTAATTGTAAAGCTTTAGCAAAATGTTCTTTGCCTACTTCGGTTAGTTTTTCGCCACAATACGCTATACTTAATTCTTCAACATAATTATCATAAACGTCGATTGTGCCTGTAAATTTTTCAATAAAGTCAATAACTTTCATTTGTATTCTCCTTACATTCCTGACATTCTTGAGAAATCAATAAAGTCTTGTTGTTTTTCATTTCTAAGACTTGTAACTTCTTTATCTCTCATTTCAGGGTTTTCTTCTAAGATTTTTCTACGGCAGCGTGTTATACTACCGTTTTCTACTTGCCTTAAGAGTCCACGTTTTGCAAGACTCTCATAAGATTCAGCCGTGTTAATTCCAAGTCGTTTGAAAACTCCAATAATTAAAGCTGTATCATTTTTACAAGCTTGAGGGTTTTCAATAAGTTCTGCATAAACTATACTTTTAAGTTGTTTAAGCTCTTTATCCATACTTCCCTCCTATTCTGATTCGGTTTCTTGCTTAAGAATACCGATAATTGCAAGTCTAATCACGTCGCTAAGTGAGTGTTTAATTCCACTTTTTGATTTTGCTTTTGCAAGTTCTTTCAATTTACTATGAGTTTCGGTTTCTATGCGAACCCCAATAGTAATGAAGTTTTTATCGTCTTTAACCATAAATAACCTCCAAATAAAAAATATAGGCTCGTCAGTTAAGACGAACCTATATCGGTTGTTTTTCGCTAAATAAAAATAGCGTTGTCCTATACTGACAACACTATTATGACATTACACATTTTGATATTTTTTTACATATTATGCAAAGTTATAAAAATGCCATTATTTTAGACTATTTATACTACTTTTACTTGCTAAAATTTCACCCGTCAATGGTGAGATAATTGAAGATATAGAATTACCGTCTGGAGAAATCAGATTAAAGTACCAATAATAATTTTTATCACCATTCTCACCTTCTTTAATTTTTACATACACTTCACCACAAAAAACATTGTCTTTGTAAAAAGATTTTAATTCTTTTTTATAGTTTTTAACAACTATGTCAATAACATCAAGATATGACACTTCCCATTTATCAGACACCAAAGATAATTTAAATTGCTTTTCAAAATCTATACTTTTAATATTAAGTGTTACTTCATCTTTTTTCTCAACAATTTCACCAATATCTGCAACTAAGCTCTCATCAAAAGGATTGTGTTCAAATATGCCCGAATAAGTTTTATCGCCTACATTTAGGATAAACTCAACATCTTTGTTTTTCAAATCACTATCTTTTGGTATTTTTATAGTAATTACACCAAAATCTTTTAATGGTGTAGCAACACCATCATAAACATACTTTTCTTCCCTAGCCCCACAAACAAGCGAAACAGAAAAATTATCCACTTCTTGAACAAATATAAATTGCCTACTTTCAGACATGTTATTTATTAAATCTCTTTCGTTTTTCGCTACACAACCAGTAAAAATCATCATACTAAATATTATAAAAAAAACAACTCTCATAATTCACCTTTATATAAGGTATGAAAGTTGTTTAATATTTAGAAGATAAAAAATTATCAAACTTTGTCAATTAATATCTTCCAACTCTTCCACTCTCTCTTGATACTTACCACCCAAAAACTCAGTAGTTAAAAAATTATCAATAATTTCAATTGCCATGTCTTGAGTTATATAATCACATGGCAAAACACAGACATTAGCATCATTGTGTTTCCTTGACATTTCAGCAATCTTTTTATCAAAACACAGTGCTCCCCTAACACCTTTACACCTATTGCTTGCCATACTCATGCCAACACCAGACCTACATCCATAAATACCAATATTCCCTTCTTTTACAAGAGCATTCGCACTTTTTGCAAAGGTAGTAAAGTTATCTAGCGCATCATATTCACTACTGGCAAACTCTATAAATTCCAAGTTTTTACCACTTAAATATTCCTTGATTTTTTGGAATTTTTCAAATGCCCCATGGTCATATGCTAAAATAATCATACATTCTCCCCGTTAAACAATAAAACTTAATTAATAATATACTACCACATAAACATAAAAATTAAAACAAAAAAGTGACTTATTTATGAAAGTCACTTAATAATTTTTGTAGTCTAAACGCAACGTCATATGCAAGTTTTGGCTTATATTTTGCAGTAAAATAATTGTCAGCAACAACATCATCTATTTCGCACATATTTTTAGCAGGTTTTGTTTTGTCTCTTGAAACAAAACCTTTTTCTTCTTCACTCAATTCATGATATGATGTTTTGAAATCATCACTGAAAATATCAATATTGCTATCATTTCTACAACCTAAAAATGACGCTATATTAAGCATAATTGTATTAAGAAGTGTTGTATCTCTACCAAAGTTTACATTTGTTGCACCTTCACCTAGATAATAGTCTACAAACTTTTCTATGTTTTCTTCATTAAATTTTCTTTTCCTTAGAAGTTTAATTACTTGTTCTTCTTTTTTATCCAAGTCTACATCTAAATACTCATCTTGGAAATTATTACCTAAAATAGAATTTAAAATTTCTTCCTTTAGTAATCTACAAGCTTCAAATTTTGTTTCTTTATTATGAATAAACACTCCAATTCTATTATCTTCAAAACCATTATTAAAAACAACGTTCAATGGATTTCCAAATTTGGCTTGACTTACAAATTCAAAATCGGTATTTGGTGCAAGCAAACCATATGCAATATATCTAGAAAGTTCTATTTCAAGCCAGAAATCATTAAGATCTGTGTCTTTTCTACTTCTCCATTTAGGATTATTTTTATTTAATTCAGGGATAACACTAGTTTCAACTTCGTTTAAACACTCTTCCAAATTTAAAGTGCCTTTTTTCTCATTAATATCATTAAAAGACCAAAAAAAGAATATCCCTTGAGTAAATGCATCTGCACACATAAGAACTTTATGTTCGTCACTACCAATATTAACTTGCGATAAATCCATATCTTTTTCTATTTCACTTACACCATTTGAAAGTTTGGTAAGAATAGCATCTTCATCCAATTTGCTATTACCTTCAAGCAACATAAACTCATGAAATAACTTATCTGCATATTTGTATGTATCATGAAAATTTTTACATTCTGGCAATTCTTCACCATAATAACTTTCATAAAAGTTCTTTACTATATCATAAAAAAAGTCATCAACATTATCACTACTTGCACTAGGCATTACCCATTGTTTTTTATCATCTAAAGTAGATACTAAACAAAAATTTCTATTTTGACATTTAGGAATACTAACTATAGATACTTTCATATCATCACTTAAGTACGCCAATGTCATTGCCATTGTAAGCTTTTGAATATTATTAATCATATCCCACCCCACTTAAAATAATTATACCACTTAACGATTACAATTTCAATAGTCAAACCAAAGAAAAAACTATTAAATTAAAAAGTATATAAAATTACCTTTAAATTTAATAGTTTTGTTTTATTTATTGCTTAATTATTCTAATGAATTTTCGTCTATAATTTTAAAATAATTATCAAGACTATATACATTTTCACATAACTTTAATGCTTTTGCTCTCATCATAGCCTTAGTTACTTTAGTCTCTTTTGATACATCAATTTCCCCACATGCAACAGCTTTAATAACCATTCTCATAGTTATGTCATTAGGATACAATTCATGTACTTTTATATAATGAAATGCTTGATCTATCATTTCATTTGTTACCCTTATTTGCTGCCCATTATGCATTATAAAGTTTTCGGATTTATTATACTTGTCCTTATCAAATACACTACCATAATCTCTTTCAAGTTTTCTAGTAATTTTATCTGCCCCTTTACCATGAACCAACCCACTAATGTAACTCGATTGATTTCTACTTCCATATGTTTTTATTCTATCATTAATCGTCTTAGCAAGATTTGGCCTTTTATTTAGTTTAACTATTTCAGCATACTCTTCTATACCTACTAAAAATTTAACTTCATTTTTAGTTAGCATATTACCAATTTTTTCAACATTATTTTCAGCAGTGCAATTTAATCTATCGTAATAATATTTAATTACATTTGCAGTAAAGGCATCAGCAATTTTATTATCATAATATTTTTCTGCAATATCTTGCAATTTTTCAAAAGACATTGTGGAATTCTCTATCATTTCTGAAACAGGCAATTTTTTAAACGCAACACCTTCAATAAATTTTTTCGCATTTATAATATATTCTTTCTGTCTAACTAACCTTTGTTCTTTCCACACTTCAGCAAAATGACTATCTTCTTCAGCAAGTAAATTTAACATTTCTTCAAAGCCTTTTGCATTATCAATTCCATACTTCCAACAAAACATACCAATAGTCATGTTTTCTTTAATCAACTTGTATGCAATTTTGATATACTCTTCTTTTGAATAAATTGGAATTTTACCAATTCGAAAGAATGTTTTCAACTCACCAAAATCATCATACCACTTGTCTTTGTCTGTCTCAGCCAATTGTTTAATTTGTTTTTTTTCTTCTTTTTTTAGTTTATCCAACTCAACTTCAGATAGACATAATTCAACATATTGTTTTAAACATCCTGGTAATGTCTCTAAGTCTACATTTCCATATCTTTCTATAATTTCTTCATTGGAAAAAGTAACTCTTTTGCGCGATTTTGTCTTAGTTGAATAGTACTTAATAAGCCCCCAAAACGCATTTGTATTATATTTAGCAAAAAATTCTAAAATTTCCCACTTATTTTCTTCAGTAGCTTTATACATTATTACTTGTGGACTAGTTAAATGTTCCCATCTACCCCTTATACCTTTTTCAAGTTTCTCTTCCATTTCTGCTAAATCTTTGGAAATACTAGGAACATTCCGTTGAGATAACAATATATCATAAAAAATTGAATTTCCAATTGCAGTTATCAATATCATATCTTTATAATAATCATAATGCTTAATCATTTCAACATATGCCAATTTTTTATTTTGAGATTGCACACTACCATCATTAAAACCCCTATCAATAAGAGCAAAATACATATCTTGATTATGCTCTTCAAAGTATCTCATTTTATGCACAAATAAGTTTCCAAAAGCAAAGCCATATCTCACACCCATTGGTAGATTAAAAATAAAATCAGCATCATTTGAGTTTTGCCATACTGGATCTGCAAAGTCTACAACCAACTGCCTTGCAGGAGTTATTTTTTCAGCATTTGACCAGTAATAATTAGTCATATTTGCCACTTCGTCTGGCGTATAAAAGCCCGATTTAAGCAAATCTCCCACTATCTTTTCATCATCAGCCACATCACAAAAGTAGCAAAGCGCAGTTGATTTAGCCCATGGTTTCTGTTTCAGACAATCAATTACTTCTTGTGCAGAAGTCGCTTTTCTCCAATCTTTTAATTTTCCCACACTATTCCCCTTTCTTCTCTATTAAGTTATTTTTCAAATCTTCCAAATAAGTAATAAATTGATCTAATTCATCATAGTCCAATGTATCAATTAAATTTTCATTCTCTTTAAGCATAATAATTAAATGGTCAAATTTTGCATTTCTTTTAAACTCCATATTTCCTCCATTATTACAAATTATATCATATTATCTGTATATTTGCAATATCAAACTTCCAAAAAAAGTGAATTTTTAAGTGTAAACGAAACATTACTTACAAAATAAAAACCACTTTAGAATATTCTAAAGCGGTTTGCCTAATTTATTTTATTTAAGTTTCAATAAGTCCAGCACCCCTTAACGATGCCAATAATTCATTAACTCTGGCAATTACAGTATCCAAATCTGCAGTTGCATCCAAATCAGCAACAGCAACTCCAGGAGTTACAACTCCCGCTTCACCCGTTGGACCGGTAGGTCCAGTAGGACCTATTTCTCCAGTAGCACCCGTTGGACCTATTTCACCAGTTGGGCCAGTTGGACCTATTTCACCAGTTGGGCCAGTTGGACCTATGTCACCGGTAGCACCCGTCGGACCCGTCACACCATCAATACCCGCAGGGCCTGTTGGACCAGTAGCACCTGTTGGACCTTGTATTCCTTGCACTCCTTGTAATCCAATTGGACCAGTTGGTCCAGTTACGCCTTGAATACCCTGTATTCCTTGAATGCCTTGTATGCCTTGTGGACCAGTTGCTCCAGTTGGGCCGATTGGACCTGTTGGACCTGTAGCACCCGTTGGACCAGTTATGCCAGTTGATGGACCTGTAGGCCCAGTAGGGCCAGTTGGACCGGTAATTCCCCTAACTAATCTATTAAACACCGTTCCACCACATCTATTACAACCACATCTGCCATTATTTGTACAACAAATCATA